CAAAAGGAGGATGAGGAACTCGAAAAAACTGCATAATCTTTCAACTTTTTTTGTCCAAAGTATTGACATAGGTCCAACATTGGTAATAGATAGCCTTGAAACGCTGATGTTTCCGGGCTTTTGTTTTTATTGAACAACATTGAAGGGGATTAAACATATGAAGGTTCTGATAAACGGATACCAGTTTAAAGTGAAATTCGTGGACGGTGACACCCGCAAAATGAAGCCGGATAAGGATCATTACAACCTTGGGCTTACGGAATATGTAGATGGTGTTATCAGAATCAGGAAAGGCATGGATCGTAGGATTACAAGATCAACTGTCATTCATGAGCTGACACACGCTTTCATGTTCTCTTTTGGGTACACCATAAAGGGAGAAGAAGCCATGTGCGACTTTTTCGGTTCTCAGGGTGATGATATTATCCGGATGGCAGATTCGATAATGGAGAGGTGGAAATGAAATGTTGAATTTCGTTGACTTCCTGACAAGCAAGGTGACGAACCTGATCCTGCAGGGGGCGGGAAGCCGCATGAGCGACAAGGAATTTCTGGAAAAAGAGATTGCCTGCTGGAAGAACAGTTCACAGCGGATCATGCAGATCAAGGGACATCTGTATTATGATAATGAGCATGACATTCTGAAGCGGAGACGGACAATGATCGGAGAGGGTGGAAAGCTGCAAACGGTTGACAACCTTCCGAACAACCGCCTGATTGATAACCAGTATGCAAAGATGGTGAACCAGAAAGCGAACTACCTGCTGGGGCAGCCCTTTGTTGTCAAGGGAGATAACGCAAAATACGTTGAACTTTTGAAAGAAGTGTTCAATAAGCAGTTTATGAAAACCCTAAAGAACGGCGGAAAAGCCGCTTTAAAAGGCGGGATAGCCTGGTTATACCCCTACTACACGGATGCTGGGGAACTGGCTTTTCGTCTGTTTCCCTCCTATGAAATACTTCCCTTTTGGAAGGACAGCGAACACACTATTCTTGATTTTGCGGTCAGACTTTATCTGGTAACGGGGTATGAGGGGACAACACCTATAATCATTGAGAAGGTGGAAGTTTATGATCTGACCGGGATTCACAAGTTTATTCTGGACGGCGGCACACTGATTCCGGACATAAGCACGGAAGAAGAAAACTTTGAATACACCTATGCCGCCGTGACGGACGACAAAGGGGAAGTTACCGGGCTGAACTGGCAGAAGATACCGCTGATCCCCCTGAAATACAATGAAGGTGAAATCTCTTTGCTGAAAAAGGTGAAATCCTTGCAGGACGGAATCAACGTCATGTTATCGGACTTTGAAAACAATATACAGGAGGATTCCAGGAACACAATTCTTGTCCTTAAAAACTATGACGGGCAGGATCTGGGGGAGTTCCGGCGTAATCTTGCAACCTTCGGGGCAGTCAAGATCCGATGCAGCGGAGACACGAACGGCGGTGTTGAAACCTTGGAAATTACTGTAAATGCGGAAAATTATAAGGTTATTTTGGAAATATTCAAAAAAGCACTGATTGAAAATGCCATGGGATATGACGCAAAGGATGATAGGCTTTCCGGCAACCCTAACCAGATGAACATTCAGAGTATGTATAGCGACATTGATCTTGACGCTAACGACATGGAAACGGAACTTCAAGCTGCCTTTGAAGAAATCCTCTGGTTTGTCAATGCCCACCTTGCCAATGCTGGGAAGGGGGACTTTGACGGGGAAAAGGTGGATGTGATCTTCAACCGGGATATTTTGATAAACGAGACGGAAGCCATTGAAAACTGTTCAAAGTCTGTCGGCATTCTGTCAGATGAGACAGTGATTGAACAGCATCCCTGGATTGATGATCCAAAAGAAGAAATGGAACGGCTGAAAAACCAGAGAGAGGAAGAACAAGCGGAGTTTGAACGGCAGCAGGCATATAACCCATTCAAGCAGCAGAAAGATATTGATGAGCCTATACAACCATAGTATAATTTTTACAAATTATATGAAAGGTACGAAATGGTATGAAGGTTATCAAGAAATTATTATTGCTGGTGTTAGGCGCATTTGCAGGAATGATGTGTTTAGGTGGGGTGCTTACATTAACTGATTTTTTGCAGGATACAGACTTTCAACAGGGGAAAACAGTTGTGATTATTATGTTCCTGTTAATGATTGCGGGATTTGGATTTACTGCTTTCAGTTGCTTCAAGGATATATTTAGCAAGGGGAGGATGCCGAAGAAAGAAGAGTTAATAAATTTTCCAGCAGAAGAAATGCAGATGCCAGAACCAACACCGGAACCTTCTCCTGTTGTGAAGGTCAATATTGTGCGTCAGGAAGTGCCGCAGGAAACGTTAAACAATATGCGGATGGCTTACACGGGACAACAGGCGGTGAATGATATAAGGATCGTTGATGAATCCCTGGCAATTATGGAAAAAACGTCGGATATTGATACCTTTTTACAGAGATATGAGACGGCTATGAAGTGTGCTTTGACTCTTGAGCAGGCAAAAAAAGCAGGAATTGCTATAGCCTTATCGGACGGGTTTTCACAATCTTTGGTCGATATCAAAGAAAAAGCTTTGAGCGATGTGCTGTATCGTTCTTTTAAAAAAGAGCTGGATGAGATAAATCAGCTCAAGACAGATAAAGGGAAATTGAACCGGATAAATAAGTACCAGGAAAAATTACAAGGAATGTATGAAGATGTGTTTGAGTTTGTTGCAGATGAGGCATATGGTGACATCATGCAGAAATTGGAACAGCTGAAAAAAGAGATGGGAAGTGGGCAGGATGCGGAAGGCATAAAGGATATTATTGCAGAAGCTAAAGTTGTGCAGGAGAAATGTTCAGACGTAAAGTATCCTAAATGCAACTGTGATGGCTGTCCTAAACAAGATAACTGTGAATATGGTCATGTGATTTATGATGAAATTACTAAAAAGAGAATGTCGTTGTTTGATAAATTCATGATGCTGCATACTTTTGATTGCAGTGTATCTCCAGAAGATTTTGGAAATGTTGCGGCAAATAAAGAATTGCATGACAAGCGATTGTTATTGGAATTAGATAAGAATGTTTTATATAATACCTTGAACTATCTTCAAGAAGTGAAAAAAGTGTATCTTGCTTTTGGAAAGTGTGGGAGAGCATATTTTAACTTTATGAAAATGGGGGATGAGATTTCCTTGGTGAAGGAAGCAGTTCGGGAATATGATGAGTACCAAGCGATATTAAAGCAGCAGAATTTAGTAAAATCGTATGTATTGGATAGGGCATACAAGGAGGGAGAATTTAAACAGGAGGAAATATATAAAAATTTTCCTGATGTTGAAAGGAAAAATGTAACAAGTGCAGTTCGTGAACTGGAAAAGTCAAAATGCATTATCAGAGAGAAGAATGGAAAAACATACATAATTCGTAAAAATAATACTTGACTTTTATTTGTAAATCGTCGCTTAGTTATTATCGCAGGGGTATACATCGGCCGTCACATGAAAGATATGCCATTATCATTGAAGCATTAAGTTGATAGACAATTATTAGAAAAGCATCCGAGAGGGTGCTTTTTTCGTGCTAATTTTTAAAGGAGATGATTTGGATGTGAAAAATAGTGACTATTGGAAGAGCCGGTTCGGGCAGCTTGAGGCGGCGCAGAATCAGAAAGGTACTGACGCTTATCTGGAAATCGAAAAGATTTACAAGCAGGCGCAGAAAGAGATTGAAGGAAAGATCAACGCATGGTACCAGCGCTTTGCAATTAATAACGGGGTATCAATGGCAGAAGCCCGGAAGATGCTTTCCGGGACTGACCTGAAAGAGTTCAAGTGGGATGTAAAGGACTATATTAAGTACGGTCAGGATAACGCCCTGATGGGGACCTGGACGAAAGAACTTGAAAATGCTTCGGCAAAATTCCATATTTCCAGGCTTGAAGCCCTGAAAATGCACACGCAGCACAGTCTTGAAGTCATGTATGAAAAGCAGTTTGGTATTGTAAGCGGCACAATGACGGATGTTCTTAAGAGCAGTTATTACCATACTGCCTATGAGCTGCAAAATGGGTTCGGGATCGGATGGGATATTGCAGGACTGGATCAGGCGCATATTGAAAAGTTACTTTTAAAACCTTGGGCGGCTGACGGAAAAAATTTTTCTGAAAGGATTTGGGACAACAAGCAGAAGTTGATTTCTGAAATCCACAACGAACTTACCCGGAATGTTATGCTGGGGCAAGATCCACAGAAAGCCATTGACGCAATCGCAAAGAAAATGAACACTTCCAAAAATAATGCCGGGCGGCTGGTTATGACGGAAGAAGCTTATTTCAGCAGCGCAGCGCAGAAGGATTGCTTCAATGATCTGGATGTGGAAGAATATGAGATTGTGGCAACACTGGACTCTCATACTTCCGATATATGTCAAAGTCTTGACGGGCAAGTGTTTCCTATGAAGGACTTTGAAGCGGGGGTAACAGCCCCGCCGTTTCATGTGTATTGCCGATCTACCACAGTTCCGCACTTTGATGAAGACTTCGGTCAAGCTGGGGAACGTGCTGCAAGAGATGAAAAAGGGAATACCTACTATATTCCTGCTGATATGACTTATCAGGAGTGGAAGGAAACTTTTGTTGACGGCGGCGATAAATCTGGCTTTGATGTGTACGATCAAAACGGTATTACTCATTACACTAAACACAAAGAACCTGAGCCGCCTGAGCCGGAAAAGCCAAAGAAGGAATATCTGACAAAGAAGAAGCTGCAAGCCAATATTGCAAACGCTGATGTTCAGATTGAAGATTTGGAAAATCAATTCAAGGCAGTTTCCGGGGGCTGGACTTATGATGAAGTTGTGAAGGACTTTGGAAGCCTTGAAGATTTCGCTGGCGGCGACGATCTGGCAAAGCTGAAAAATTTCCAGTCGCAAGTTGAAGAGATTCAGCAGCAGAAAGCGGGGTGGCAGACCAAACTTGATGAAAAGCTGATTGTAGAGCAAAAGAAAGCCCTGGCGAAACAACAGACGGCGCTTCAAGAGCAGCTTGTCAACTTCCAGATCAAGACGTATTCGGGTATCTGGAAGGATAATGTGACAACGGCTGACTATGCTGCAAAGATGGGCGGCATTGAAGGAAAGAAAAAATATTATGAAGGGAAGTTCATCACTGAAACCGATCCTGTCTTGATGCAGAAGTATCAAGAGCTTTACAAGCAGCTTTCGGAATTTGAAACGGAAGGAAAATCCTACTACGACATTCAAACAGAACTGAAAAAAGTCCAAAAGGATTTATCCAACCTTGGGAAGCCAAAGCCAGAAGGGAAACCGCAGTTTTCCCCAGATGCCTACGAACAAAGGAAAACGGATGCTTGGGCGAAACGATTCACAGACAAGTACAAAGCGGATAAATATTACCGCCCTTTGTTTGATAAGGACTGGGACACCCTGACGGATGAAGAAAAGTTCGCCGTCTGGCAGTACACCCACAATTCACACCCTATCAACCGCCCGCTATCCGGGTATAAGGGGAAATGGGTACGGTCAAACTATGTTGGCATTGATAAGGTCAAGTGGGACAGCGAGAACGGCAATTATGATGCTATTCTTTCCACAAAGACCTTTCAGAATAAATATGCTAATGCGGTAAGCCCTTCTTACGGCGGGCAGATCAGGAATTATCAGGATGTGGTTGCTGAGCTGACAACCGGCATAGAGAAAAGCGAGATACAGTCGGATGTGTTTCTTGTCCGTGGTTCTAACTTTGACGGTCTGGCTGGACTGCTGGAAGGTAATGTTATCAGTTTCAATGAGGCTGAGCAATTATTGAACTCTGGGGATATTATTACTCTTATGTCAAAGGTTCGTGGAAAACGGTTCCGGTCGCATTCCTTTATGTCTACCGGGATCGCAGATGGAACGGGCTTCGGCGGTAACGTGGCGTATAAAATTTATGCGCCCGCAGGGACAAAAGCCATATATGCAGAACCAGCTTCCTATTTTGGGAACACAATCAGCGGGGAGCATATTTATAAATCAGGAGATTCCTATTCCGGTGTAGGCGGGGAAGCTGAAATCATTATCCAGCGTGGAACAACCTTCCGCATAACGGAGATTGAGAAAACCGGGTATAACAGCTATGAAGTGCGAATGGAAGTTGTGGATCAGCCTGATTATTTCAAGACGGGGTATGAACATACCTTTGATGATGGTTTGACTTCTGAACAGTGATCTGATAGAATGAGAATGAAAGAAGGTGATCGAATGAGGAAAGAGGAGAAGCACATTCCAAACTTTGAGCAGCCAATAACTGGGGTGACTTGGTTGCTTCCGAAACAATGCCAGGATTGTATCTTTCGGTATAAAGGGAAAACAACATTTTATAATCAGCCAAAATATAATGAGGGCGGAGTTACTTATGAAGATGTGACGCTTAATCTTGGAGAGCACGGGTGGCAGCGAGATGATTGTCAGATATTCCCCTATCCAGAATGCAAGCCTGATGCAGTGATGAGGAATAAGGAGGAATGTGAGTATTACGAGAAGGAAAAGCAGCGCGAAAAATAAGCACTTTTGAAAATAAACTTTCAAGGGTGCTTTTTTCATGCCCATTTTCAGGAGGAGGGGGGTGGTGATTATGGTTAAGGTTAAGGTGATCCGAATATCTCCCATCTATGGGTAAAATAGAAAATCAATGAAAGGATGGAAAAGAAAATGAAAAAAGCGGAATTTATCGCACTTGGTATCAGTGAAGAACTGGCGGCGAAAGCTGAAAAAGCTTCTCTGGAGGAATTGAAGGGGTATGTGGAGAAGTCAAAGCACGATGAGGCTATCGAGGAAAATAAGACATTGAAAGCGTCCGTTTCTGACCGTGACAAGCAGCTTGAGACACTGAAAGCGTCTGCCGGAGACAATGAAGAATTGAAAAAGCAGATTGAAACTATGAAGCAGCAGAACGCAGATCAGGAGAAAGCGCACAAGGCAGAACTGGCTCAGCTTCGCCTTGACAATGCCATTGATGCCGCCCTGACTGCGGCCGGAGCAAAGAACGGCAAAGCGGTGAAAGCCCTGCTTGATGTTTCAAAGGTGAAGCTGGGGGAAGACGGGGAGCTGACCGGATGGGATGATCAGCTCAAGGCGATCCAGAAGTCGGACGCTTATCTGTTTAACACAAAGCAGCAGAACAAATTCCGGGGATTTCAGCCGGGGGCATCCGGTGACAACAAGCCGGGGACGGATGTTGATATGTCGAAAATGACTTATGAGGAATTAGCGGCATATATGGAGAACAACCCAGATGCAGAATAATAACAACTTTTCAGAAAGGATGATGAAAAATGCCTAAATTTGATGCAAAGAGTTTTAACGAAAAAGCATTTGGGAAGTATATGTCTGCTATTCCCAATGTAAAGCTGAACAAGTTAAGGGAGTGCAGGGCGATTGTTTCCGATCAGCGTTTGCGGGAAACTTTCGTCACCAATTCGCAGACCGGGACGGTTTATGCTGTTCTTCCCTTCTTTGGTCTGATCGGCGGGGATGCCCTGAACTATGACGGGGAAACCGACCTGACTGCTGACAGAACTGACACTTTTGAACAGGGTGTTTTTGTCTATGGGCGTATGAAGGGCTGGACGGAAGCAGATTTCTCTTACGACGTGACAGGGGGCGTTGATTTTATGGCGAACGTGAGAAACCAGATCAACCGCTACTGGAATGACGTGGATCAGGGGACTTTGCTGGCGATCCTTGAAGGTGTTTTCGCTATGTCCGCAACCGGGACGGGGGCAATCAAGACGGCGAACGCTGAATTTGTCGATAAGCACACCTATGACATTTCCGACCTTACAACGGAAGAAGATCGGCGCATGGGGGCGACTTCCCTGAACGTGGCTATTCAGAAGGCCTGCGGCGATCACAAGCAGAAGTTCAGCCTTGTGATCTGTCATTCCACCGTTGCCACGAACCTTGAAAACCTGAAGCTTCTGGCATACCTGAAATATACGGATGCGGAAGGGATCGAGCGTGACCTTGAAATGGGAACATGGAACGGGCGGCTGGTTATCGTGGATGATTCCATGCCCGTTGAAGTAGTTCCGGGTTCTGAAAGCGCAGATTCCTACACAAAGTACACTACCTATGTTCTGGGTGAAGGTGCTATCGGCTTTGAACCCGTTGGGGCGAAAGTTCCCTATGAGATGGTACGTGACGCAAAGACGAACGGCGGGGAAGATACCCTTATTTCCCGGAAGCGGAACGCTGTGAGCGTGGCGGGCATTTCCTACCTGAAAGCGTCGCAGAAAACGAACAGCCCCACGGATGAAGAACTGAAAAACGGGAAGAACTGGGGTTTGGTGAGCAACGGCGACAATAAGACGATCAGCCACAAGGCGATCCCAATTGCCCGCATTATCTCCCGTGGATAAGAAAGGATAATGGTATGCTGGAACGGGTGAAAGAACGGCTTGAATCTTTTGGCTATGTCCTGAAGGATGGGGATGAAGTCATTTTGACCTTCTCCATTCAGAAGGTTGAGAACACCATAAAAAATGATTGCAACGTACCTTCCATTCCTGACGGGCTGGCGAATATCGCTATTGATATGGCAATCGGTGAATTCTTGATGGCAAAGAAAACTTTCTCACCGGATGATATTGAAGGGCTTGATTTGGATTTCGCGGTGAAGCAGATACAAGAGGGGGACACCAACACGGTATTTGCAACCGGGGAAGCAAGTTTGACACCTGAACAGAGGTTGAACAACTTTCTGAACCATCTTCTGACGCATGGGCGGGACGAATTTGCGTGTTATAGGAGGTTGAGATGGTAAAAGCTATGGAAGCCGCAAGAAAGGCCGCGAGAAGGGCGCAGGAGGCCACATATGAGGGCCTATGCACCATCTTTGAATGCCGGGAAGTGACAGACGCAAAAACCAAATTGTCAAGCGAAAAAGAAATTGCTGTGATTGAAGATGAGCCTTGTAAATTGTCCTTTGAAAAGCTGAGCGCTGTTGTTCAGACCGAAACGGCAGCAGCGGAGACGCAGGGAATAAAATTATTCCTTGCTCCTGAAATCGTGGTGGGGAGCAATTCAAAAATTGTTGTTATCCAAAACGGGGTGACAGAGGAATATTCCGCAAGCGGAAAACCAGCAGTATATCCCACCCATCAGGAAATCACTCTTGAACTGTTCAGGGGGTGGTCTTAATGGGGAAGATGGGAAAATTCACGGCTTCGGATTTGAAGAAACTTCAAAAACAGTTGAATAAAATTCACCCCGGGAATGTGGATGCTTTTGTGGAAGGATGTGCGAAAGAACTTGCTGCCCGTCTGCTTGCCAAAGTCATAAAGAGAACGCCTGTAGGGGACTACTCGGGAGCCCCTTATACTTGCGCTTCAGGCGAGCATCACAAAGGGCATAAGGTAAAGGGCAAGGTGGGCGGCACACTTCGCAGGGGGTGGACGTCCCAACAGTCCGGATCTGGTTCGGAGGGTTTGAAAACAAACGGCGCAAAGGGATATGTGGATAGTCTGAAAATCAACCATTATGGGGGTTTTTTCGTGATTGAGATTGTAAACCCGGTTGAATATGCATCTTATGTGGAATTCGGACATAGAACGGCAGATCATAAAGGATGGGTTCAGGGTCATTTTATGCTTACAATATCAGAGCAGGAAATTCAGGCGATTGCGCCAAAGGTGCTTGAAGCAAAAATCAAAAAGTATTTAGCGGGGTGCATGAAATGATAAATTCCATAATTGAATCAATCAGCATTTCCCTGAATGCTGAATTTTGGGACAAATACAAAATCTATAGGGAAGCGAAAAGGCAGGGCTTGAAAGAGCCTTGTTTTTTTATCCAGTGTCTTAACCCTACGGAAGAACTGTTTTTCTGTAAACGTTATTTCAGGCAGAATCAATTTTGCGTCCAGTATTTTCCGGAAGATGAGTTCCACAGGAATCAGGAATGTTATGCCGTTGCTGAACGGCTTTTTTCTTGTCTGGAATATCTGGATGTGAGAGGTGAGCGGGTAATGGGCACAAAAATGAAGTATGAAGTGACTGACGGTATTCTCCACTTTTTTTTGAATTATGATCTGTTTGTCTACAAGGTGTCTGAATCCGTCCCGGTAATGGAAGAAGTTTCCTCTGAAACCCATGTGAAAGGATAAGTGATGAAATGGAAGGAAGAAAGAAATCCCCGGAAGCGGTGACGGCGAACACCGGGAAAGTTGAAAATAAATTTTCAAAAGAACAATTGGTTGCTTCAAAACGTTTCCAGGAAAGAAGAGATATTCTGGAAGCGCTTCTTAACAACGGGGAACAGTACACGGTGAAAACCGTGGAAGAAAAGATTGAAAGCTATATGAAAGGTAAGGTGAAATAAGGATGGCTTTAGGTGGCGGCACTTTTTTAGTGCAGAATAAGGAATTGCCGGGTGCTTATATCAATTTCGTTTCAAAGTCCGCAGCAACCGCAACCCTTTCCGAAAGGGGTATTGCAACCATGCCCCTTGAATTGGACTGGGGGAAGGAAGGGGAAATCTTTGAAGTGACAAACGGAGATTTCCAGAAGAACAGCACGGAGATTTTCGGATATGAGTACACCAATGACAAACTGAAAGGGCTTCGGGATTTGTTCCTGAACACACAGACTTTTTATGCGTATCGCCTGAACGGTAACGGCAAGAAAGCAAGTAATGACCTTGCAGAAGCCCTCTATTCTGGGGTGCGTGGGAATGATCTGAAAATTGCGGTTCAGGTGAACGCTGATGATGAATCCTTTTTTGATGTGAAAACCCTCTTAGGAACGGATATAGTTGATGAACAGACTGTTGCAAAGGGTGACGATCTGGCAGATAACAAGTTCCTGAAATGGAAATCCGGGATCACGTTGGAAATCGCTGCTGCAATTCCCCTGACTGGGGGAGAGAATGGAGAAGTAAGCGGTGCGGATCATCAGGCTTATCTTGATAAGGCTGAATCCTTCGCTTTCAACACTATGGGGGTAGTTGTGACGGACGACACCACAAAATCACTGTATGCCGCATACAACAAGCGGTTGCGTGATGAAATGGGTGTGAAGTTCCAGCTTGTCCTTTACGATTACGCAAAGGCTGATTTCATGGGTGTTATCAGCGTGAACAATAAAGTTCTGGATGAAGGATGTGGTGAAGCAAGCCTTGTGTACTGGGTGACGGGTGCTTCCGCTGGCTGTGCGGTCAATAAGAGCAATCAGAACCGGAAGTATGACGGGGATTTCACCGTTGAAACCCCGCACACGCAGAACCAGCTTAAAGCGGCAATTAAGGCAGGCAAGTTCACGTTTCATAAAGTGGGGACTGATGTTCGTGTGCTGGAAGATATTAACACAATGGTGACAACTTTTGACACAATGGGGGATATTTTTAAGGATAATCAGACAATCCGGGTAATCGACCAGATCGGTAATGATATTGCTGTGCTTTTCAATACAAAGTACCTTGGTGTTGTTCCGAATGATGCGCCGGGAAGAATTTCCCTTT